AATCAAAATGCTTTGAAGGTGTATGACAATTTCTTTTATAGATAAAATCCCATATCCCTTCAAGATTATATTTATGTCATAATGTAATATAATTCAAAAATAAAATATTGATTATATATATTGAAATGAATAAAGATGATGATTTAAAAGAGAAGATGAAAGTCTTATTGAGTAATACAGATTTTGGAAACTATATACCTGAATTAGATAAGAGAGTGGTGAAGTTCGCCGACCTTGAAAATTACAAAGACATTTATGAGTTATTACCTGAATGGGAAGATTACCGTATTATATTGATAGAGTCAAAACCTCGAAGCGGTCATTGGGTTTCTTTACTTCGTAGAAACAATCACTTTATATTTTTTGATTCTTATGGGTATAGTCCTATCCAAAATCTCAACTTCGTAAGTAAGAAGATGAATGAATTATTAGGTCAGGAAAAAACAGATTTCAGTGGATTGTTTAAAGGATTGAAAAAGGGGTCATACACATTAGAACATAATAAAAAGAGATTCCAAAAGATGGATGCGAATATAAATACGTGTGGTAGATGGTGTATTATATTCATCGCAAAGTTCATTCAAGGTTTCACGTTAAAAGATTTTCAGTTATGGATGGAAAGGGAGAAAAAACGCACTGGATATAATTACGATGAAATTGTAACCTTATTAACTTAATCATAAAAATAAATTCTTATTGTATAATAATAAAATGTCATCACCTAACTATATTTATTATGATCTAATCCAAACGAATTTAGAGAACAGTGATACTGACCCTCCTCAGTGTGAATTCAATGAGAGAAGAAATCAAGAATTTATAAAGAATCCACAAGACTACAAATTTTCCATCACGAGGTTTATGATTGATACACCTTCATTACCTCTTTTCAGACCTATCATTCAATATGTAGTTCCTGAGGATGATTCCACCGTATTAACTCCCGATTTAACTGTATACAGCGTAACCCTCAAATTAAATACTGCGGTCGCTACGGATGGTGTTTATAGTAGTAGTGAAGTCATTCAAAAGTTTGTAAGTTGGGAAACCCAAGACCAAACTGTAACTGCTCCAAAAGCACCCTATTATAATTCAAATGGATTACAAGACAATTCAACAGGGTATTACAATTGTTATTCTTATAGTTGGTTCTTACGATTAGTGAATGTCGCATTTGAAAGTATTGCTACTGAATTAGGTTTAGCGTCTGCTCCAACTATCCTATTTGATAGTGCTTCTAATTTGTTTGTACTGTCTGCTCCAAGTGATTTATATGATAGTGCATCGGATAAATACTATGAAATTTATATGAATAAATCACTCTACCAATTATTTTCATCGTTTCCAGCGGTGAATGTAAGTCATAGTAGCGATTATGGTTTAAATTTCAAACTTACTACGAACAACTTTAAAGGATACAGTAAAACAAGTATAACAACGGACAACACAACGGACACCGATAGTCTTATGGTTTATGGTGAATATTCCACCCTGTATTTATGGAACTGTGTAACGAGTATCGTATTTACAAGTAGTAATCTTCCAGTAGTTCCAGCGAATACGGCGAATCCATCTTTAACTCGTGAAGGTAAAGCAATTGTATTTAATAATCAACCGAACACAAGAAGGATTGTTACAGATTTAGTAGCGGGTGATAGTTATAAACCGTATATTGTATATAATCCATCCGCACAATACAGATACATAGATTTAACACAAGGGTCTGCATTAAGAGACATTGACATTCAGGTATATTTCTTAGATAGACAAGGTCAATTGAATGAATTCAAATTATCCTCAGGTTCAACCGCAACTATAAAAATATTATTTGAGAAGAAAGTTAAGACCTAATATAATGCATTCAAATAATCTAATTTTGGAGCTTCTATGACATTCTTTCTTATAGATAAAATCCCATAGACGCTCCACACCCTACTGAGGGGGGACTTTAATTTATTTAATTATATCAATATTTAATGAGTTAATTAATTAAATTTTATTTTCTAACTATAAATCATAAAAAAACAATATGAATGAATTTCAACCTAAACTCGTCTTGGATTCTCGTATTGGCGATATAAGCGATAAAATAGATGTTGCTGTGGAGAGTTCGGCGGCACAATCAACCTACCAATCTTTCCCTAGTGTCAATAGTTCGAACTCGTCGATTACTTGGAATGTAAATGTGCCCTCTGAAAATATTGCTATTGATAGAAGAGTTCTCATCCAATCTACTATTGCTTTCACTGTGAATATTGGCGCTGGCACGGCAGTGGATGATTATGCTTTTAAATGGGGATTAACTGATGGTTTTGGGGCGTTTCCATTTAACTCCTTGTTTAGTCAAGTTCAAGCGACTATCAATAATGTAAGTGTTTCCACTCCATTAGAGGATATTATGTACCCACTTCTTAGAACTTGCGACCAACAAGAAGTCAGTTTAAACAATCCTACAACTTCTTGTTTAATAGATAGAAATTTTGTGTTTATTCAAGGAGTTGATTCGGATGGTACTAATTCAAACCCAGTTGGTAGTGTAGCACAATTAAATTACAATAATTACATTCACGGCAATGGGATGATTACACCAGAGGAAGTGATTGTAGAACAATACTCAGGAACTGATACAACCACTGTTGTGAGTGATAGTCCTATATCTTTGAGTGCCGACAATACCTTTAAAGTTGTTGTTAAAATAAAAGTAACTGAACCACTTTTATTTTTAAGTCCATTTCAAGGTGCTGTTCCTACAAATGACAATGCTTGTTTTCTTGGGATTAATAATATGAATATTGTTGCTAATATACGTTCCAACCTCACAGGGTTTTATAGAACAACCACTTCAACAACTCACACTGTTACACTTGGTGTAGACGGTGGTAATGCTTTTTCTTCCCCACAGATACTGTTAAATCTTTTGACCCTTCAACCCGAACAATACATTCGTATAAACACTCGAAATGTATTACCTATTCAAGAGTATCCTCGTTTTGTAAGTTCCTACAATGGAACTGTTGCATTAAATTCGACCACAAGTTTTACCTTCCCTGTAATTCAACTAAACCAAGTGCCTGACACTCTTTTAGTATGCATTCGCCCTGCTAAAACGGACTACTTACATAATCAATATACAAATCAAGTGCAATATTTAGCAATCAATTCTGCTTCTATTAGTTTCAACAATCAAAGTGGGATTTTGGCATCCGCAACAAAAGAAGAGTTGTATTATTTATCAAAACAGAACGGTTCAAAACAAACTTATACTGAATTTGTCGGTCAAGCACAAGGTGGATATAGTTCGGGTGGTCTTACTGCTGCAACACAAGGATCTGTATTGATTCTCAAACCTGCTTATAACTTCAATTTACCAAGTTATTTATCGGGTGGTTCTCTCGGTCAATTTGGACTTCAAATTACCTTAAATTGTACGAACTATATAAACGATATGACGAACCCTGAAATGCTTGTCATCGCTGTCAATAGTGGTATGATGGTGACACAACAAGGTTCATCTTCCTTATACTCGGGTCTATTAACCAAGAATATGGTTTTAGAAACCAAACAACAAAAACCTGCGATAGATTCATCTACTCTACGTAAATTAACGGGTGGTTCGATTCAAGACAGTTGTAATACTGGATTACGTAAAGTGCTTAAAAAACACTTCGGGTCTAAGGGTGGCGGGATGAGTGCTGGTGGATTAAGTGCTGGTTCTCATTTTGGTGATAAGGTAGGTCATTTAAGTGGTGCTGTCAATAAATATTCAGGTGCTGTCAATAAAATGTCTAAATATATGTAAAAAAATCTCATTACTTATTTATTTAATTATAAAAAATATTGATAAGATAGTATAAAAAGAATTATGAAACCAAATGAGAATGTCGCAAAAGATTTAAGTTATCAAAAAATGATTTATGATAAACTACTTGAAATGGATTCACGATATGCTGTACTCTTTCCCTATACCAACTTATCCCAAGATGTTTTACAGGGAGGAACAAGACTACGAAAACACCCTCTACCAGGCGTATCTATGGAAACTTACGAACCATCCACCTTAGCGGTTGGAGGCAAGCACGACGACTTTCACGCTAAAAAGTCTCGTCCTATAATGGAAAAAGGAAAGGTTCATACCCTTTCAGGAGGAG